GTAATCTTTGTCGGTATCCTAGACGAATACACTGACGATTATGGGCGCAAGCAATATGCGCTTCAGATCGAAGGTTCCAAAACTGGCAAAGAATTACCAGGCATCGTAGATGAAATGATTACGATGGCGGTCTTGGGAGGGGATAATGGACCGTATCGTGCTTTTATCTGCGATGCTTTAAATGAATGGGGTTATCCTGCAAAGGATCGCTCTGGAAGGCTCGAAACTTTGGAAGAGCCGCATCTCGGTAAACTTATTGAGAAAATGGGTATGGGTGGTAATACAGAGAGAAATTTAAGCTTTGTAAACCCTAATGAACAAACTTTAGCAGAAGGGACAGAAAATGCTGAATCTAAATAACGCGGCGGTGTCAGAGGCACCAACACAAACACGAACACTTATTCCAAATGGGACAGTATGTCGTGCAATCATTGCAGTTAAACTTGGCGATATGGAAATACCAGAGTTTGGCAACGGAATGTGGTTTAAAAAATCTCAGACATCTCAGGCAAAATGGATGGAACTTGAGTTTACAATCGTTGGCGGAGAACATGACAAACGTAAGTTCTGGCATAAAATATTTGTCGATGGCGATAAGATGGGTGCAAGCGGTATTCCACTAGCCAAAGAGATTGGTTTGTCTACACTTCGATCAATAATAGAAAGTGCAAACAACATTGATCCATCTGACATGTCAGAGACTGCCATGCAAAGACGCAACATAAGTGGCGTTAATGACTTGAGCGGCATGGAAATTTGCGCTAAAGTCGGAATTGAAAAAGGCACAGGCGGCTATGACGATCAAAACAGACTCATGGCTGCAGTAACACCGAACCAGAAAGATTTTATCCCTTCTGGACAGGCACCGATGGCGCAAGCACCTGCGGCTCAACCGCAACAAACGGCGCAACCAACATCCGGTGCAGTTCCAAGCTGGGCTAACAGGTAATCTAGCGGCACAGGTTTATTCCACACCTGCTAGACCTCGCACAGGGGGGGCGAGGGTCCAAAACCCCCCACCATCTAGATAAGAAGTGGATTCGGATATGTTACTGCGCCCCTATCAAGAGGCCGCTATAACTGATGCTTGTAAAGCATTAGATAAGCACAAAAACACAATTGTTGTTGCGCCTACCGGAGCAGGCAAAACAATTATGCTGTCGGCGCTCGTAGGTCAAAGATACGAGAACGGTAAAAAAGTTCTTGTTATGCAACACAGAGATGAACTTGTAGATCAAAATAAATCCAAGTTTGAGCGTCTTAATCCATACATCACAACAAGCATTGTAAACGGCACAGTCAAAGATTGGAAAGGCGGCACTGTATTTTCTATGGTGCAAACAATATCCAGGGATAACAATCTTAAAGATCGACCTGCTTTTGACATGGTTGTTATTGACGAAAGTCATCATGCGGCGGCTGATACATATTTAAAAGTTATTAAAGCAGTCAAAAAAGACAATCCAGATGCAGAGATTGTAGGTTTTACTGCTACGCCCAACAGAGGCGATGGAAAGGGATTGCGAAAAGTATTCAATAATTGTTCGCACCAAATAGATATTACAACACTTATTCGAGAGGGTTTTCTTGTACCGCCAAAGTCATACGTCATTGATTGCGGTGTAAACGATAGCCTGAGAAACGTGGCTATTAGTGGCAACGACTTCAACATGGAGCAAGTTGAGTCGATTATGAATCGCAAGGTCATTAATCAAAGAGTGGTTGAAGAGTATCTCAATCATGCAGAAGGTAGAAAAACTGTTGTATTCTGTAGCACAATCAAACACGCAGAAAATTTATTAGAAGAGTTCCTAGACCAAGACATCAATGCAGAACTAGTCACAGGGGACACTCCAAAGGCAGATAGGGCTCAGATACTCCATGATTTGGCTTATGGTAATGTTGAGGTCGTAGTTAACGTATCTGTTCTTACAGAGGGCTTTGACGCTCCACCAGTGTCATGCATCATTTTAACAAGACCGTGTTCTCAAAAGGCTACAATGGTTCAAATGATTGGTCGTGGCTTACGAACTATAGATCCAGAAGAGTTTCCTGATCTGGTTAAGAGAGACTGTATTGTTTTAGATTTTGGAACAAGTGTACTAACGCATGGATCGTTGGAAGATTCAGTTAGCTTAGATGACAAAGAAAAGGGTGAAGCACCACTTAAACAATGCCCAGAGTGCGAAGCTGTTGTTCCTATGAGCTCGAAGATCTGTCCTATCTGTGAACACATCTTTGATAGCGGTGAGAAAGAAGAAAAAGAAGAACTTCACACGTTTGAGATGACAGAGTTTGATCTGATGCAGATGTCTCCATTTAGATGGATGGATATGTTTGGGGATCAAAGCCTGCGTATGGCTATGGGCTTTGAAGGGTTTGTTGGAGTTGCAAATACATCTGATGTGTCAGTTGCTTTTGGCAGAAACAAACAAGGCAAACTAAAGGTTCTTGCCGTTGGCGGTGGAGTACAATGCACGGCGGCTGCAGATGATTTTTTACGAGAGATTGAGGACGGCAATGCCGCCAAGAAAACAAAAAGATGGTTAGATCAACGATTAACGGACAAGCAAAGATCGCACCTGGCTACTCAAGGGATAAATGTTGAACCGTTTGATTTCTCTTGGACGAAGTATAGAGCGGCTTGTATGCTTAGTTTTTTATGGAACAAGCGCACAATCGAGGCAACAGTGGAGAGGTATCTATGAAAGACGTAAAGACTCGATGGGCAGTATATGATGATGGCCTTAAAATTTGGTATAACGGAAAGCTTATAGCTGAGATACACCCAGATGAGTTTCCATATCTATTATCTGATCTCGCTATGCATTTAAAAAATAAGGCAACAAAATGAACATTGTGCAAACAGAAGATTTAAATCATTTAGCAGATTGGTATAAGCAAAACTCTTCTATCGATACAAATTTTGTTTATATGTTTTGTGATGTTGATGAAGATAATAATAAAATACCGATATATGTTGGCAAAACACAATATTTACAAACTAGATTCTTGCAACACGCTGAAAAATCTTGGTTTCGTTTTGCTCGTTTACTAGCAATAGAACCTTTTCCAAATGAAACGATAGCTCTGAAAAGAGAATCTTATCTAATAAATACTTTAAACCCTTTATTTAATAAAAATAATGGTAGCCATACGTTAATTTTTTCACAACCAGATTTAAACTCAATGGATGTGATTGTTAATGATATAGATAAAATGGATATCGCAAGTGTTGATAATCATATAGGAAGATATCTCGAACGTGGAGCATTTATTCATACAAAAGAAAATATCTCTAGTGATAGAACATATACTTTAGAAAAGTGCCAAAATCATATCTATAAAACAGCAACAAAAGGTCAGTATAATTATCGGCGAGGTATACCTAAAAAATATAGAAATTATTTTCTTAAACCTGACGGATCAATAAGAGGCCGTGAATGGAAAGAAAGTTTAAAAACTAATGACGAAGAGAAAGCTAAGTTAAGAGCGCACATAATAAATAATAAATTTGATAAAATTTTAGAAGCGGCAAAACGTGGAAATTTTGTAAAATGTGGAAAATTTCTGAAAGAATATGGAGGTTATTTATGATGGACATTAAAAGTAAAAAACAAAAACAGGGTGGTCCTTTCATAACACAAATGAATGATGGATTAATTTGTACTCTACAGCATTGGACGGATGGAACGTCCAGTTTAGAGCTTACAACGTTAATTAAAAAAGACGGTAAAGTTGTTCCTACAACAGAAATACACGAATGGACTACTCCGCAAAGAGAAGAAAGAATTGAAGATTATAAACTAAGTATGGAATCAGGAAAAATAAAGGCAGTAAGAAAATGAGTGATTTACCAAAACCAATAAATGAATTGTCATTTGTATTAGAGAAGTTTGGTTGGGATACCAAGTTTTCTGACCTGTCACTAGATCAGGTTCATGTATTAATATTTGCTTTGCAGGAAGCAGAAAAACTAACAGAGGAAATAGACATTGGAAAGCTCGAAGACAAATACTATAAGTCAACAGGCTCTTGGCCTTCTACAAGTATCCCCTTCTGATCTCGTAGCAGAGGCAATATCGCAAGCAGTAGACAAAGCTATAATAGAAAAGAATACTAAACGCGAAAGAAGAAGATACCTGGGCGCATCAAGCATAGGCGATGAGTGCAGTCGAAAAATACAGTATAGGTATTTAAACTACCCGACTGATGAAGGATCAAGTTTTAGTGCAAGAACACTAAGGATATTTGAGTTCGGTCATTACATCGAGGATTACGCTGCAATGTGGTTACGCGATGCAGGGTTTGATCTGCGCACAGAAGACAAGATGGGACAACAGTTTGGGTTTTCTATAGCTGGTGACGAAATCAAGGGACACATTGATGGCGTGATCTGTGGCGGTAACGTGAATATGGGATATCCATGCCTGTGGGAAAACAAGTCAGCAAACGATCAGAAATGGAAAGGCTTTCAGCGCATGGGGGTAGCCAAGGCAAATCCCGTTTACGCTACTCAGATCGCTTTATA